ATATGAACGGTACGAAATACCGTATCACAGTTGAAGAAATTTAATTAGCGAAATGCCTTGACTTTTGTTTTGATTACATGTATAATAGCTACATAAACTGATAAAGAGAGAGATTAAATGACAAAGACAAATTATATCGGGTTACGCAATAACCCAGATCTAGTTGAGTTTCGCAACTATGTACTTTCATTCTATGCCTATGACGGTCTATACCCTGTAGAGGGTTTAGATGTGCCTATCGTAGAGCGCACTATAATGAAGTACTTAGAAATCTGTTCTAGTACTAGTCGACGTGAGACTTGGGGTCATGGTGACTCTATGGATCGTGAACGTGTTCGGGATCTGTTCATCGACAGAGATTCCGCAAAATTAAAAGTTATGGAGACTGTATAATGGATAATCAAATCGTGTATATAACCGACCCTTCAAACTCTTACTTGAGAGTTCCAGTTCAGCTGGTAGAGAACCTAGGGTTCATGAACAAGATCTCTGAGTACTCTTTCTTCAACAACCAGTACGTATGGTTAGTGTATGACCGTGATGCTCAGTTGTTCTTTAATGCGTTAGATGACCGTGGTTTCCAAGAACCTACTATCTACAGTGAAACTCTTGATGAACTGGCACCGTTCAGATTGTACCCACGGTTCTCTGCGAAGGTGGCTTAATGACTTACGCAATGGTAATGTGTGTCGAGTGGTATGACGAAAATGATGACCGCCAAATACAGTGGAATGTTCGTGACCCTGAACAGTTAAAACGTGAACTAATCGCACAGAACATTCCGGAAGATAAGATTGAAATATACGAGAAAGATATATCCTAATGAAGAGAGAGGCCATGTTAGAAGAAGCAATACAGTTCGCCACACAGATGCACGAGGGGCAATTACGAAAGTATACCTATGAACCTTATATCGAACATCCTGTGGCTGTCGCAGATTTAGTTGAAGAGTACATGGACGCTCGTAGATGCGTTTACGACGATGAAGCTATTATGACCGCAATGACTATTGCAGTTCTCCATGATGTCGTCGAAGATACCGAAGCAACTATGGAAGACATCGTTGAACTGTTCGGAGAAGAAGTTGCTACCGGAGTTTGGTTCTTAACTAAATGTCCAGACTACGTAGGTAACCGTGCTACTCGAAAAAAGATATGTGAAGATCGACTTGCCAGTGCACCGGAGATCGTTAAGATTATTAAGGCGTTTGATATGCAGCATAACAGTCTTACTCTAGAACGAGACGACCCTGCTTTCTATAAAGTATTTGTACGAGAGTCCGAGAGTTTATTGGGCGCTATGCAGTTAGAACACATCTTGCCAAAATAAATCACTTATTTTCATAATAAGTCTTGACAAGTAATGAAAACAAGTGTATAATAGCGGTATAAATTAATGAAAAGAGAAACTATATTATGTCTACTATGAACGATGTGCTTCAAATTGAAACTTCCGCGACAGTTGGTAAATGCCCTTGGGGTATCGGTACCGAAGTCTCTAACGATTTAACTCCTATCCAGATGATGCAGAAAGCAGGCGTTGATTGGTCAGTTGAGAAGATCCCTACTTACGCTCGACACAACCTTGTTGAAGTACCTACAGGTATGGAAGCGCTTGTGCGTTCTACTGACAGTAAGATCCTCACCCAAGTGGGTGGTAACTGGAACCCAGTTCAAAACGAAACCGCATTCGAATTCTTCAACGATTACTGCTCTGCCGGTGATATGGAAATGAGTTCTGCTGGTTCTTTGAAAGATGGTAAGATGGTCTACGCAATGGCTAAGGTCAAAGAGTCATTCGATATATTGAAGGGTGATCAGGTTGATTCATATCTTTTATTCTCTAACCCACATGAGTACGGTAAGTCAATCGACGTTCGATTCACTCCGGTTCGTGTAACTTGCATGAACAGTCTGTCACTTGCTCTACGTGGAACTGCGGTTAACTCAACTAAGATTAACCACCGTAAGGCATTCGATCCAGAACAGGTTAAAATCACTATGGGTCTTGCACACGAGAAGTTTGACCAATACAAAGAGATGGCAGAGTTGTTATCAAAACGACAGTTCACTGCTGATACTCTTATCCAATACTACAACTCTATTTTCCCTTCACAGTCACCGAAGGAAGAAGTTCGAGTTTACAACGACCTCGCTCCGAATGCCAAGAAGGCATACGAGTTGTTAGAGACCCAGCCAGGCGCTGAGTACGGTCGTGGAACATGGTGGCAGGCGTTTAACTCAGTTACGTATCTAACTGACCACCGATTAGGTCGTACCGCTGACAGTCGAATGACTTCTGCATGGTACGGTGCAAACCAAGTCAAGAAGAAGCGTGCAGCTGAACTTGCAGTAGAAATGGCGGTAGCGTAATGTATACTAGTAATCAAGAATATAAAAATAGGTATGGAGACAAATACGAGTTCGTTGGAACGGACTCCCCCTCTAGATTCATTCTGGAGGGTGATCTTACAAACCATATGAGGATGGGTGGTAAGGAAGGCGTAGAGGTAGTCAATACATTAGACCTAGGTATGATAGATCCTAGTGGAGGCCCTTACATAGATCTAAGTACCTTGATAGACAATAAAAAAATAACTAAAATTTCTGTATACTCAGAAGTAATCATGCTGGAGACCGAAGAATGAAAGATAGATTTGATTTAGAGAATGAACTGATGGGTTGCTGGCATGTCGTCGATGATTTGAATGTCTTGATATCTCATCTGGACGATCCGTTCTTTCTTGGTATGAAAGGCGACCATGCCGACCGACTAGCAAATGCTCTCATTGGTATGAAGACGTTATACGATATCAAGTTCAATGTAATGTGGGATACCTTTGGCGATTGTGTACAAGAATTAGAACCTCCTGCCAAGAGACCTTCTCCATTAGACAAGGTCGAATTTGACTGGACAAGACGAAGTGGAGAGCAAATAGATCTTGGTTTAAACTCAGCAACACCGGCCGATTGGGATTCTATAAGATAGATCCGCTCTACTCTCCTTCTCGTATAAATACCCATGACGAGAAGGAGAGGTCTAATGAAAACTTTTTATACGATAGTCATTACTTCCTTATTGTGTTCTCTATTATGGATCGGCGGAACAGTGATGATAATAGATGAATATATAAAGGTAGTGCAAATAAAAGATTTTCGGAATAAAGCAGTAGAAGGGAATCTTAGTATTAGCAAAAACTTAAACAAACTATATGAACAGGTACTATTAGATATTGTTTGGAAATGTCAGAATCGTGAAGAGATTTCTATTACAGACAAAAACTATATATGCTGGAAAATTGATAAGGTATAATTAAAATGATTACATTTCGTAAAGAAGTCTTTGAAGTCTTTGAAGAGTATAAATCCGCAGCAACTCGCGAAGAAAGATTAGATGTATTGAAAAAATATGAAGACAACTGGGCGTTCAAAGATATTCTTCGTGGATCCTTCGACGAGTCTTTGGAATTTCTACTTCCTTCTGGACGCCCACCATTCACTCCCAATAAAGCGGAGTCGGTTCCCTCTACCCTACTGAAGCAGCACAAGCAATTTGGCAACTTCATTAAGGGTGGTAACGGAGACCAAACCCCAGCGTTTAAACGCGAGAATCAATTCGTCCAGCTTCTAGAATCCGTTCATCCGGAGGATGCTGAGTACGTTCTGAAAATGGTGGCAAAGAAGCCACCGTGTCGTTACATAACCAAGAAACTAGTACAGGAGGCATTTCCGACCCTGATACACGAGTAATCTTTTCGACTAACTAACTTCCAAGGAGATCCATATGTCGAGTGATGTACAACAGTTGAACCAAGTAATAGTAACAAAACCCCAGTATTGTAGTTCACTGGATACCTATACTAAACAACTTTCTCGTTAGGAGGTGATCATCTCTTCAGGAGCGTACAGTGAGTCTCCTGTCGTAGTGATTGAATATAATTTGGAATGGATATATAATGCCACAGTATGATTTTAGAAACAAAGAAACCGGAGAGGTCACGGAAGTGCTTCTCCGTATTTCTGAATACGATAAATGGATGCTTGACAACCCAGAGTGGACACGTTACTTCCCTGCGGATTCAGCACCCAAGTTAGTATCAGGTGTAAAGTCTACTATGAGATTAGCAGGCACTCAGTGGAATGAACATCTTACAAATATTAAGAAAGGTTCGGACAAAAACAATACTATAAAGGTTTAGAGCTATGAAGTTTTTAAATTGGCTCCGACTTGGGCCGACTAATGGTAAGAAGGTAGAAGACGGAACTCCAGATCCAGAGGATCTTTCTGTAGCAAACGCATACAAAACTAGGTGGGTATGGTATCACACTATACTTGCTATTGAAATTTTAATGACCAATATACTTCTGGCATGTATCTTGGTAGTTCTTGCTATCAAGTTATAAGGAATATAATGTTAATTAATGAATTGATTGAGAAGACTATAGCATGGCACCACGCTCGCAACCTGATCGATGGTGCGAACGACAAAGACCAGTACATGAAACTCATCCAAGAGTGCGGTGAGTTGTCAGACAATATCTGCAAGCAACAAGATATCAGAGATGACATTGGCGACATCATGGTCGTACTGATTAATATCGCTGAGAGAAATGGAGTTACCCTTGAAGATTGTTTGGCCGTGGCCTACGACGACATTAAAGACCGTAAAGGAAAAATGGTCGATGGTGTCTTCATTAAAGAAGAGAAGTAATACAATGAACCGCGAAGCAGTATACAACCAACTCAGGGTCGATGAAGGAGTCGTTTATGAGATTTACCTCGACCACCTCAACTACCCCACGTTTGGTGTTGGACACCTCGTTAAAGAAAGTGACGGAGAGTTCGGGTTTGCGGTCGGAACGAAGATATCGCCCGAAAGAGTTAGTGAGGTATTCCAACAAGACCTCGACACCTCAATCGATGAATGTTGTGTACTATACGGAGAACGGTTCAATAGTTTCCCAGATGAGGTACAGCAAGTCTTGGTCAATATGATGTTTAACCTAGGTAGACCAAGACTAAGTAAGTTCAAGAACATGTATGCCGCGGTACTCGAAAGTGATTGGAAGACAGCTGCAATCGAAGGTCGTGATTCAAAATGGTATTATCAAGTAGGACTTAGATCTGAACGATTGATGAGAAGGTTAGAAAATGTCTAATAATGTAATATTCCAATACATGATCGTGAGTAAAGAAGTAGATGCTCGTGGTGATATTAAAGGGTGGGACGGTACACGTTCTTCCTTGTACAAAGAAGTAGCTAACATCTCTCGTACCTCATTCGAAGAGTACGCAAAAAAGATTGGAGCGTCGCACATATACTCTGACGAGCGTGTTGCGACAAAAGGACATGGATGTTCAACCTCCCTATTGCACGAGTGTGCACGTGTCTGGCTAGACCCTATGTTCGACCAGTACGACAACCTACTATTCGTAGACACAGACATCGTAGTCAACACCGAAGAGAACATCTTTGATCAGATGGAATCTGGTGCTGATGTATACGGTGTACTAGAGTCCGACTTCGTCACTGCTAATGGGGGTGGGTACAACTCATGGGATAGTAACGAAGAGAACTATAGAAGCTTCTGTCGTAAGTTCGATATGCATGACTGTCCTATCGTACCTGTAATGCCACCTAATCGCCCATCAAAACTAACTATCATGAACACTGGAGTTGTACTCTGGTCTAAGGAAGCACGTCTACGTGCACGTGAACTATTCATGGCATGGGATGATTGGTGTTACGCTGGTGACTTCCATATGTCTATCCTTAATGATCAACCGTACATCTCTGCACAGTTAATGAAGCATGAGTTCGACGTAGAGACTATCGATACTACTTGGAACGACAGTCCACACTATGCCACAGAGCAAGAGTTCTTTGATAACGCAAAGTTCTGTCACTACACTGGCGGTGAATGGAAAGTCGATATGGTAAAACACTGGAGAGAACGTCGTTATAAAACTACTGCTTGGGAAAGGAATCTTATTCCATAATATATTTTCAAAACAAGCCCTTGACAAACCTCTCCTTTACATGTATAATGTATATCTAACTGGAGAGGTTTTTTTATGAAGTACGATAAAGCTGGTGTTGCTGACGCGATACAGAAACACATATATGATGCAGCGAACCCTGATTGGAGTTCTCTCGAATCGGAGTTATTAAGAATTGGGTATATGGATATTGAAGTGTTTTATATAATGAACAATGTGAGAGAAGAGGGTGTAGCGTGAAAGATAAAGTAATTTTAGTAGACTGTGATGGTGTAATCCTAGATTGGCAGTATGCCTTTCAACGTTGGATGAAACGTCATGGGTATACGATAGTCAAGCCTGATGTATATGACATCGGTGAGATGTATGGGTTACTGTGGTCAACCGAAAAGAAGCAGTTGTGTCGTATGTTCAATGAGTCTGCCACGATTAGAAAGATTCCACCTCTACGTGATGCTATCAAGTACATTAAGAAGTTGCACGAAGAGCACGGTTATGTGTTCCATGCAATCACTTCTTTAAGTGACGACGAGTACTCACAGCACTTACGTACCAAGAACCTATGTGAACTCTTCGGTAAGACTGTTTTCGAAACATATGTGTACCTAGACACTGGTGCTGACAAAGACGAGGCGTTAGAAGCCTATCGTGATACCGGATGTTTATGGGTAGAAGACAAGGTAGAGAACGCAATCGCTGGTGCGAAGGTCGGACTTGAATCTGTAGTCATGAGACACGTCTATAACCAAGACACCGACTTCCCTCTAATGAACAACTGGAAAGATGTGTACGAACACGTAACAGGAAAATAATTACCTTTGTGATCCATTTGGGAGTCTTCGGGCTCCTTTTTTTATGTATAAATAACTGCATTAAGACAATACTATTATAGGTGAGCAATGAGATACGTAGGTTACAGTGAATTTTATCATGACTCCGGACTTGCTATCATTAGCGAAAATGGTGAAGTAGAATTCGCCACACACGGAGAGCGATACTCCAAGAAGAAGAACGACCCTAATATTCCCCAAGAACTTTGGGACATGGTTAATAAAGATGACCACGTATCATTCTATGAAGATCACAAGATCAAGTTCGACATGCGCGGAGGGTTCGATGGTCTTGCAACACTAGCATACCCTAAAGACGCTGAGTACGATACCTTCCACATGCATCACGAATCACACTGTGCGGCTGCCTTCTATACACGTCCGTGGGAGTCGAAGGACGACACTGTACTCGTATCTATCGATGGGGTAGGTGAACTACAGACTGCGGTCATCATGGATTCAGACTTCAACCTAATCAAAGAGTGGCACTACCCTAAGTCGGTAGGTCTGGTCTATACCCTTACTACTAAGTTCCTTGGTCTACGTCCACTCGAAGATGAGTACGTGGTCATGGGTCTCTCTGCGTACCACGATACATGTCCGAAGTCTAAGGCAATAACCGATTGGTTGATCCGGTGGTATGATAACCTAGAAGACATCGCACCAGAAGTTGCAATGGGTATTGAGGTAGGGGGTGCTGATTCTCAACGTGAACAAGATCGTATGCGATTTAGATCAGAGTTCGAACGTCGAATCCTATCCGTAGAAGATAAGGTTGCGGCACGTGCTACCCAAGACTTCGCAGACTATGCTATCATGAAGATCATGACCGAAGCATCCAAGTACGGTAAGAAACTATGTTACTCCGGTGGTTGTGCACAGAACGTGGTGATCAACTCTAGGTTGTTCGAACTGTTCGATGAGGTACATATCGCATGTTCACCTACAGACGCTGGATCCGGTCTGGGTACAGCTGCACGTTCATGGGCGAAGGCGACAGGTAAAGATAAGTTGATCTGGTCTCCATACTGTGGGTACGATATCGAACGTCCGGTCGACCCTAGTGAGATCGTAGATCATCTACTCAGTCATAAGGTATGCGGTATCGCGAATGGTAAGGCAGAGTTCGGGCCTCGTGCATTAGGTAACAGATCCCTGATTGCAGACGTACGCTATGACGTACAGGATACAGTAAACGGAATCAAACGTAGACAGAAGTACCGTCCGTTTGCTCCTGCCATCCTAGAAGAGTACGCAGAAGAATACTTCAGCGGCCCTATGAATGACCATATGCAATTCACTTCAACTGCATTACATGATTACGCACCTGTAACCCACGTAGATGGGACAGCACGTGTACAGATCGTGAAGAAAGACTGTGAGTCGATCTTCCGAAAGGTAATTGAGGAGTACCATGATAGAACTGGTGTTCCAATGTTACTAAATACAAGTCTCAACATTCGAGGCAGACCAATGGTTAATGACGAACATGACGCCGAGATGTGGGAACAAAAGTATGATGTGAGGGTGTTCTAACATGGGACACTTACGGGAAATAGGTCTGTCCTATATAGAACATCTATACAGAGCGTGGACACTCGCGTTTGTCTGTATAGTGCATGGCCTATTTCCTTTTATATGGGAACATAAAGCGAAAGATATTATTAACAGCGACCCCCACGATTTTAAGGTGAAGAAATGATGAGTTACGGAAGCTTGGAAGGACACGAAGAATCTATTGCAAAACCAATCAAACAAAAGATTGAACTTGAAGTAGAGTTCGATACTACACAGAAAGAAGTAACTCCGACTAGGTTCAGTACCTTGCTACAGTTCGCGGATGTAATCGATGCGTATCGACTTTTCCCACGAGCATTCATAGGGACGTACCTATACCTATTGATCGAAACGACCCAATGGTTCATGACGATACCTGAACCCAATGCATCACAGGCAGGTCTTATATCTGTAGTGGTAGGTGCTGGTGCCGCATGGTTCGGACTGTACACGTCTACAGGTTCCGGCCGTCAGATAAAAAGTATTAAGACTGGCAAATGAAACCATCTGAACTAGTCACTTGGCGAGGAACGCCAGGCGTAGGTGATTTCATGTGGGCATTGAATTGCTGTCACAAGTATGCCGCGGATCATGACGTATCCAAGATTAATTTAGAACTCCACTGGGAACACGGTGAACACCATAACCATCACTTCGAAGATCCAGAGACGATCATCGAACGATGTAACTACATACACAACTTCTACCATCAACAAGAAAGGGTAGAGATACATCACATATTCAATGCTGATGGTAGGTACAAGCATTGGAAGTTTGATGATGATGTTGTTTTGGAAACAAACGGTGATCGTAGGATAGCAGCAATAGACAACCACGGATTCAAAGCAAGGTTCTTTTTTGAGTCAGGTCACTATGATGATACTCCGGGCTCCGATGCACCGGACAACGATTGGATATTCCGAGAGGATGCCTTCCAAGACTATAATCCTAATCGTATTGTATTCTGGAGACCTACATGGAATGCAGAGAGACCTCGTACATGGAAACGGATCTTTGACGACTCCGATTGGGATCGTCTGATAGCACACTTCCGTGCCCTAGGGTGGGACATGCATGAAGTATCATATCGTACCCCAGTATCAGAGGTCATGCATTTGATCTCTACCTCACGTATGGTCATATGTTACGATGGTATATGGCATTACGTCGCAAAGAACTTTGCTCGACCTCTCGCAGTAATTAGCGGTGAGGGTGTGACTAAATACCATACATCGAATGCCTTACGTCTTAACCCAGAACTACCAAGGGAAGAGATGGGAGCATGGTGGTGGATAGAGCACATAGAAGATCTGTTAGAACAAACTAAACGAAAATCAGTAGACTACGAAGACAGGATGAAGACTTATTATGGAAATGACTAGAGAAACATTTCAGATCGACCGAGCAGTAATCGAGGTCGCGGGCGGATGTAACTACTCTTGTTCTATGTGTCCACAAGATCTACGTGAAGGTGGAAGACATAAAGGGTTCCGTCGTATCATGAAGCTCGATGAGTTCGAGAAGTATGTGGCAGACTGTGCGCAGTACGGATTGAATGTCGTCAACCTAGATGGATCGGGTGAAGCCACCATGGCGAAGAACCTACCTGAATATATCAAGGTAGTAAAGAAGTATGGCGCCAAGGCATTCATCTTCTCTAACGGATTCAAGATGACTGGTAAGTACATGAGAGATTGTGTTGATGCCGGACTTGACTTCTATAGATTCTCATTCATCGGTTCAGACGAACAAGACTATAGTAAGTGGATGCACAACGCGGTAGGTGGACACTACGCCCAGATCAGACGTAACATCGAAGAGATGGTTGCGTACGTCAAAGAGTCGGGTTCAGAGTGTGTCGTATCTACCTACCACCTAATCACCGACAACGATAAGATCGACGAAGAACTAGAGAAGTACAAGACCTTGGTTGATGAACTAGGCGTCAAGACCGAGATATGGAAGATGCATAACTGGTCTGGTGTTCAGGACATATCGGAGTCAGGTGTACGTGAAGGTAAGAAGAAGACATGTGGACGACCGTTCTCTCCGGACGTAGTGATACGTGCTGGTGGTCTAGACAAAAAGACTGGTGCAGTACACCCATGTTGTCAGGTACTTGGACGTGACGAAGAAGCAGTATTAGGTCACGCCTCAGAAGATAACATACTTGACATCTTCTTTGGTGAAGAGTACGAGACGCTACGTGAACAGCACCGCACCGAACAATACCCAGACTTCTGTAAGAGCTGTGACTTCTTAGTTGAAGATCCAGAGGTACTAGTCTACACCAACCACGAACGTGATCTAATGAAGATGCACGGAACTAATTTCACACTTAACGACTACAGGGATTAAACATGTTTAATTTAGAAAAACTTTCTTTTTATGGTATGCTGGCAAAGACTTGGATTGCAGCAAGACTAGAGGAACGTACAACATACGACGGTGTAGTGATTGTCACGATCTGTGGTAGTTATATCCTCTTTGACGGACTGATCGTCATGGGCGCATACGCTGGTATTCTATATGGTCTATGGACTATGTGGCAACAACAAAAATAATTATCATAAATTACCTCAGCAAGATTTATGTTGTTATAAATAATAGGACTTATACCGCAATTGACTGGCCAGTCCAGCGATTTTTATTTCGCACCGTACGGTGTAAGAAACTCTTTAAAGAATACTACGAGGAATACCAATGACAGACCAACACAGCATGGTAACACTTAACGACCACTTTATGGTTGGTAGTGCTACCTCCGGGCACAATTTTGTTATGAACATGTATGGAATGTACGTTCGGTTCGAACAAATATTACAGACCGAAGATACTAATTTGCAGTTATCTAACTCTGCTTTCGAACACCTATACAAACCTCTTGTTGCTACCTCTCTAGGTCATCAACCAGTAGGCGATACCGCAACTGCCGACATCATAATTGAAGGTATGGATCGTGGTGTAGTCGCAACTGATCAGTTGTTGAAGATCACTCGCGACTATAAAGATGTCTTAGTACATCTGTGGAAAGGGTTTGAACCAGATTCGACTTGGGAAGAATTCCGTGACGGCCCATTAGGGTTTGAACTGATCACTTCTTATGAAGAAGACGCAGCCAAGTTCGTATATGATATGGAAATCGAATTTGAAGAACTGGTATCTTCACCACAAAGTGTGTTAACTTCTTTAGTAAACCACTTACTACCACGTCAAGATAATCCGGAACTAGATTCGTTCGGACAACCAAAACGAGAAATCAGCATCAGCTGTATCGATCGAGTGGTCGATAACTGTTCGGTACGTGAGTTACGTGAAGGACATTCCGTAGGACTGCTCGACAGTGTTGGTGTACACAAACAGTTCCTATCATCAGAGCAAGTCGATGAGATAGAAGAGTTTATAGGAAACCTATAGCACTCATTTAGTTCAAAGATATATAAAGACGGGATTGGAAACTTTCCCGTCTTTTTTTTGGTTATGGAAATGTTATGACTACAGTATGCTGTGTTCTTTGGGGAGATAAGTTCTCTACCGATTATGTTCATCATCTGAAGGCCGGTGTAGAGAGAAACTCTACGGTCGACCATGAGTTTGTATGTTACAGTGACAGACAGATTGAAGGTGTTAAGACAGTCATTCTCAATGAAGGGATGGTTGGTTGGTGGAACAAGTTACAACTCTTTGACGGTAGAATCGATGGACGTGTCGTCTACCTAGACCTAGACACCTTAATCACCGACAACATCGATTGGTTGTTAACGTATGATGGAGAGTTTGCTGGTATCGAAGACCTAGGTGTTATCAATGAACATCAACCACACTTGAAAGGTAAACTTCAGAGTGGTGTCATGGCATGGAACTCAGCCGACATGACTTGGGTATACAACGAATTCGTATTCTCGCGAGCGAACATAGTGTCTACCTTTAGAGGAGATGGTGAGTATCTGGATAGCGTGGTAAGTAAGTTCAAAAGAGTTTTTTTACAACACGAGTATCCTAACCAGATAAAATCTTATAAGTATCAAGTGTACCCTAATAATATTAAAGGTACATCTATAGTATGTTTCCACGGTAGACCCAGTATCATTCAGTCTATGAGTGAAACAATACAGACACCGATAATGACGTACTCCCCCCAAGAATGGGTGCGTAAGTACTGGAGAATATAATATGTTAAGTGGACTATTAGGTTCGTTACTTGGTTTTGGTGGTTCGGTGGTACCTGCCCTCACCGATCATTTCAAGTCAAAGGCTAATCAAGAATTCGAACTAAAGAAAATGGAAAAGATGGCAGAACTAACTGCCGCAGGATACGACCAAGAGATTAAAAAATTCCAAGAGATGGGATTGGCAGAAGAGCAGAAGGCATTGCTCGCACACGATACTGCAATATCAACGGGTACAGGATTCATGTCCGGACTCCAGAAGTCTGTACGCCCTGTAATAACATACTGTTTCTTTGCGCTATTCACAGTGATAGAATATAATCTATTACAGGAAGCGTTACGTACTGGTACCCCAATGGTAGAAGCATTAGAGATTTTATGGGACGATGATACCAAAGCGATATTCGCTGCAATCATATCGTTCTGGTTCGGATCACGTGCAATAGAGAAAGCACGCGATCACCATTCTATTAAATAAGGTTAGGTATGTACAAATATGAAGCAACTGTCCGTAGGTGGGTCGATGGGGATACTGTCGACGTGGATATTGATCTTGGGTTCGGTCTTGTTTATAGTAATCAGCGCTTGCGTCTATACGGCATTGATGCTTACGAGTCACGCACACGA